AATCTGATCGCAAGGGCAAGCGCAGCTACATGGAAAGCGGAGTTCTGGTCGCATGAAACTATGGCCATTCGGCAAGAAGGATTACGACCTCAACGGCAATCGCTTCTATCAGGAATACATCATAGAGCGGGAGATTATCGCCACTCAGCGATATCTCCGCGTGGCCGCCTCCCTCGCTGCCGGTCTGCGCATTTGTGAAGGTGTGGCGGCAATGCCGATCATCACCGGCACCAAGAGTTATGACGGCGACGGACGGATCATTCGCAAGCCGACAATGGAAGGCGATCTGTACGAGCGCCTGACCGTCGCACCGAACGATTATATGACGCCGGGTGAGTTTATTGAAACTCTGACGCTTCATGCAGTCTTCGAAGGTGTCGGACGGGCGTACATCGACCGTGGGTATAAGGGGAAAATCCGCCGCCTGATCCCGATCACAGACGGCGGTTTTCAGCCACGGAGAGATACGGAAACAGGCAAGGTCTTCTACAGCGGCACGATTATGGGCATCGGCCATATCGAGAATGCCACGCGTAAGGATTTCATCGAGATTACGTCGCCGCGTTGGCAGGATACCGAAGGGCTGGATATCTCAACCGAGATCAGGAAGGTTCTGGAGCTTTCCCTCCGGTTGGAAGACCGCCAGGACGAGGACGGCGCGAAGAAGTCGATTTCAGGCTTTATTACGACAGATCAAGTCCTAAGCCCGGAAGCCGCGAAGAAGGTTCTGGACGCCATCAAGGGGAAGCTGCCGGGAACGCCGATCTTCGATAGCGGATCGCAATACAAGAGCATCGTTCCGACCCAAGCTGAAATGCAGCTTATGGAAACTCGCCGCTTCCTGATCGAAGAGGTTGCGCGTGCATACGGCATTCACCCGATATTCCTTGCTCATGATGCTGCTGGCCAGTCTCTGACCCGAATATCGGACGCCATGGATTATCACGTCACAGTGACGCTATCGCCGTGGCTGCGCCGGTGGGAGCAGGCCATCCAGTTCTCACTTCTACGGCCTGACGAGTTCGTGAACCTCGATGAAACGCAATACTACCGAGGCGACCTGACAACGAAGGCCGAGTATGCCGCCAAGGCGCTCGGCAACAATACGGGCTGGGAGACACAGAACGATGTCCGATCCCGCATGGGTATGAACCCGGTTCCCGGCGGTGATTTCATCCCGTCCTCCACGACCAAAGAGGCAAACAATGCAGCTTGAAACGAAATTCGCCAGCCTTGAAGCTGAGGCTGTGAGCGATGAAGGCGTGATTTCGGGTTACGCCTCACGCTTCAACATCATCGATCAGGGCGGCGATATCGTTTTGCCTGGCGCCTATCAGGACAGCTTGACCAAGCGCCACCCTCTGATGCTCTGGAGCCATTACACCGATACGCCGATCGGGAAATGGACGGATATCAAGGAGGACGAAAACGGCCTCCGGGTTACTGGTAAGTTGGCCCTATCGACCGTCAAGGGACGGGAAACGTTCGATCTGCTGAAGATGGGAGCGATTTCCGGCCTTTCCATCGGCTACCGGACGATCAAAGCGGATAGGAGGGGCAATGCCCGCGAATTGAAGCAGGTTGAGCTTTTCGAAGTGTCGGTCGTGCCGTTCCCGATGCAGATCGAGGCCGGTGTGGACGCTGTGAAGAGCGTCAACGATGTAATTCAGGCGACGAAATCCGGTGATTTCGTTCCTCTCAAACGAGCCGTGGAAGATGCCCTGCGAGACGCGGGCTTCCCTGCTTGGCTGGCAAAAGCGCAGGCAGCGCTCGCGCCGCAAGCTCTGGGCGATGGACAGCGTGACGCGTCCGCTTCGGAGACCGCGAAGGCCATTTCCCGCGCCTTCAAACTCTGATTGTCCGTCATAGGAGAAACCCCATGGACATCGAAATCAAGGAAGCGCTTGACGGCGCAACGAAGACGCTTGCCGAGGTGAAGCAGGCGCAGACCGATCTTTCCGAAAAGCTGAAGCTTCTCGATGAGAAGAAGGCTTCTGGCGAGGATATCACCGACATCAAGGGCCGGATCGAAGAAAGCCGCAAGGAAATCGAAGAGCTTGGCGAGAAGATGGTGGATGTTACCCGCCAGATGTCGGCTCGCAAGGACGAAGCAAAGTCGTTCGGTCGCCTTGTCGCTGAACAGAAGGACTTCAAGTCTCGCATCATGGGTCGTGAGACCGTCGAGATCAAGGACATTACTTCCGCTTCGTTTGGCAATATCACGCTGCCTGCTGGCGTCCGTCGCGGCAATCGTGGACTGATCGAGCCAGTCAACCAGACGCTGTTTCTGCGAGACGTTATTCCTTCCTCGCCAACTTCTGCGGCGGTGATCGAATACCTTCAGGAAACGGGCTACACGAACAACGCAGCAACCGTCGCACCTGGTGAGCAAAAGCCGCAGTCCGAACTGACCTTCGCAGCAAAATCGGCTCCGATGGTCAAATTGGCTCACTTCTTCCGCATCAACGAGGAAACGCTGGACGATGTCGATGGCCTTGAGGCCTACATCAATCAGCGCGGCCTCTACGGCCTTCTCTTGAAGGAAGAAGCCGAAGTGCTGAATGGTCCCGGTACGGCCAACCGTGTTGACGGTCTTATCGCCAATTCGACGGCATATGTACCGGCCACCGTGCCGGGCATCACTCCAACGAACGCCATGGACGATATTCGTATCGCCATTGCGCAGGTTGCGGAAGCCGATCTGGTTGCTTCGGCGGTGGTGATGAACCACCTCGACGCTGCCGCTCTTGATCTTACCAAGGACAACGAGGGCCACTATCTGCATCCAGCCTTCGCGGGTAATACCGCCTGGGGTCTTCCGGTCGTTCGCACCAAGGGCATCCCCCAGGGCAAGTTTATCGTCGGCGGCTTCGTCGGCAATACGCTTCTCTGGCAGCGTAAGGGCATCGAAATTCGCCGTTCGACCGAAGACCGTGACAACTTCGTCACCAACAAGGTCACGATCCTTCTGGAAGAGCGCATCCAGCTTGAAACGCTTCGTCCTGAAGGCATCATCTATGGTGATCTTTCGGAAGCGCCAGCACCAGGCGGCGGCGAATAACAAACAGGGGGCGCTTCGTGCGCCCCTTTCTCTTTGCATGCGAGGGTCAAATGAAGATCGTACAGTCTGGTAATCCGGTCGGTGAAGTCGTTTCCCTCGATCTTCTGCGAAAACAGACGCGCAATGCCGATGATACCGGCGTTTTTAACAGCGACGATGACGCGATCCTTCAACAGTACCTGGATGCAGCCGTAGAATGGGTGCAGGACGCTTGCGGGACCGTGTTACTCGAAACCGAGTTCACGGCGACCGGAACCAACTTCCTCCTGTCATTCGGCGGTTATCCAAATCCCGAAATCACTTCGATCACCTACGTTGATGAAGTCGGTGTGCCGGGTACGATCACGGATTATGAGATCGTCGACAATCGCCTCGTGATCGAGAACGCGCCGCGCGTGCAGAGCGCAACGGTTGTATTCACGGCAGGCATCGGAGCCGGGAACGTTCCTGTGAAGCTTGTTCAGGCGTCCTTGATGCTGGCAGAACATTTCTACGACAAGTCCGGCGAGGAAATACCCGCCGCTGTCAAAGCCATGACCGCCCATCACCGATCCTTCGCATACTGATAGAGGCCGCCATGGCAGACACCCGCTCCGCAGGAAGCCTTTATTACAAGGTAGCGCTGGATAAGCGCGAAATGGTCTCGGATGGCATGGGCAATGAAGTCGGTCAGTGGGTCGAGCAGTTCCAGACCCGCGCCGAGTTCATTCACCTTCGCGGCTCTGAAACCGTTATGGCTGGCCGTCTTCAGGGCAAGCACACTCAGGTCATCCGGGTCCGCAACTCGTCCAACACGCGCCTGATATCCACGGACTGGATGCTTCGCGATGTTAGAACCGGAAAATCGTTCAATATCAGAGATATAGAGCACGAAGTTAACCGCCAATTCATCGCGCTCACGTGCGAAAGTGGCGTAGCTACGGGGTGATGTCATGGTAGAGGGGCTTGATCGTCTTAAGCGCAAGTTGACCAAGACAATCCCGACCGCTGTTGTTGATGCTACCGTCAAGGCGATGGAGCAAGGCGCGGATGAAGTTGTCTCGATGATGCGGCGGCTTG